TTCCGCCATACATGATTGATTGTAATAGCAACTGTCGATTGCGGTATCCACGCCAAGGCTTCAGGGAGTAGTGACTCCACACGGTCAAAGTAGAAGCGGCGGTATCCATATGCGTTCTCCACGTAGCGCTTGGTTCGGAGTTGGTGCTCGACTCGGTGTTGCCAGCGTTCGATTCCGGGGTGAGCCTGAAACCAGCGGACCCTCATGCGTTCGGCTTCCTTGATGGTGAGGCCGCAGTTGATAGCCATGGTGCGAGGAGAGCCGCCGTAGTTCGTGCCGTGAACCCAGGTCTTGGCCATCTGGCGAGGGCATTGGAGGAGCTTGGCATTCTCGGTGTGGATGTCAATGCCTTCGCGGAGCATGGACTTTAAGTCGGGGTCGTCGGCTTCCCAGACCACGACTTGGAGGTCCGCACGATCAAGGTCCATATCGAAGAACGTGTACCCTGGGTCTGGTACGAATATCTTGCGTATGTTAGGAAGAGAAAGGTCTTCTGGCTCTTTGGCGGTGGTTCCCTTTGGGGTGTTCTGGAGGTTAGTCCCACTTCCAAATGCATTCTCAGAGGAAGAGAGACGATAAGTCCCCGTACCACAAATGTTGTAAGAGCAGCGCATCCGGTTGTCTTCGTCAAGGGTTGCTCGGACGAAGGTTGAGAGTAATACGCCGATGCTTCGGAACTCTCTGATGGCTTTGATAAGTGGGCGAACAATCGGTTCCTTCTGCGCCAGCCTGTCAAGAGCATCGTCGTCGAGGGTTGGGGAGCCGGTGGATCGCTTGATTTGGATTGGGAGTTTGAGGTCATCGTAGAAGAGCTCCTTCATTTGTTTGGGAGACTTGGGGTTGAGTGGGTGGCCGAGGATGGATTGGAAGTACTCGTTGCGAACGTTGAGTTCGCTTTGTAACTCCTTATCCATCGCTGCCCGAGCGTCGAGGTCGATGCGGACTCCGCGGATCATGGTCTGGAGGACGGGCCAGAACATTGATTGCTGGAACGCATCGACCCCGACAAGGTTCATCGAGGCTAGGTTGGCGGTCTCGACATGGGCACACTCGGCAGTTCGGACGCAATCTTCCAGGTTGTAGACCCAGAGCTGGTCCTCACCCATCTTGGGGTCCCAGTTCTTTGAGTCATCTTTCCAATAGCGGTAGTAGTCACAATACATTGAGGCTTGGTAGTCGAGCCGCTTGGGCAACCCCGCGAAACAAACATGATGGGAGATCATCGTGTCCTGGGTAACTCGGGGGATGAAGTGCCAATGGCGGTAGGTGTACTGGGAATCGTAGAGCAGGTTTTGACCAACGACCTGAGCATTCGGATGCGTGAGGATCTGATATAGGAGGTAAACCAGGGACGCTTCTTCGTCTTCGGACCAGTAGCCATTAGGGTTCTCCACGCACATAAGGGGGATGCAGAGGCCGTCGGTCGGGGACCAAGAGATGCCGGCGCACGCTGTGTGGCCGTGGCGAGTCTCGATGTCGAAGGACAGTTCGAGGGGACCGGCGGCAAGGGCACTGAGGATACCCTCCAAGCCCTCGCGAGCTGTGGCGTAGGATGGGCGAACGTGGAAGCGCCATTGGGGGGTGGGATAAGGAGCACCATTGCGGTACTTGGCAGCTCGGCGAATATCCTGCACGGCAATTGCACGCTGGTCCCACTGGCGGAGCACGGCTGCGGGGTGGATTGTGGGGATGACTTTGACCTTACCGAAGTGGCTGTAGAGCATCGAGCCGCGCCACTTCATGATGCCCCACAGGCCGGTTAGGGCCCACATCGGGGTGTTGCCAAAGGCTATGATGATGTTGGGATTGACCATCTGGATCTCCTTCTGGAGGAGATTGTAACCCTCGACGATTGGGCGCTTGACGTAGCGATCCAAGAGGAGCATGTGATCGGGAGTGCGGTCCTTCTTGGTCATCGCGATGAAGTGGCTGATGTCGTTGCCAAGGGGACGCTCGCGGGCGACATTGGTGACAAAACATTCAGAGCGGGAGATTCCAGCCTCATGTAACATACGGTTTAACTCTTGACCCGAATACCCCACGAAGGGCTCGCCGAGGGCTTCCTCGTCGGCTCCGGGGGCTTCGCCCACCAGCATGATCCGCGCAGGGATTGGTCCTGACGGACGGACTTGGATAGGCATGGGGCTAGACCCGAAGGTCCTGGATGCGCTTGATAGCGATTCCGTAGGCTGAATCGTCGAGTTCGATGCCTATTGCAGTACACTTGAAAGCATGTGCAGCAGGAAATACAGGACCAGACCCGCAAAAAGGATCAAGAATAGTATCTCCAGCACGAACGCTGCGACGAAGTAAGTCTTGGTAAAGTGCCACAGGTTTTTGCGCTTGGTGTCCGAGGTTTTCGTCGGATTGAAAGGTGACGAGGTCTGGGTAGAGTTGGAGGACATGGCGATCTCCCTTGACGGCGTAGAGGCAGAGCTGGTACTTGCGCTGTGGGCCGTGCTCAGGCCAGGGAGCGCGCATGGAGGTGGGGTTGTGCCAGATGATGGGGGTGCGGAACACCCGCCAGCCGCCGGCAGCCATATAAGACTTGAGGAAGATGAAGTTGTCGATGTCGCAGAACACGTAGGCATGGGCCAGGGGCTTGGCAAGGCGGAATGATTCGACCGAGAATACCTTCATGATGGAGGTCCAAGTGTCGAATGAGTCGTCGTAAAAGTGTGAGCCGCCGATCCTCCCACCACTGTCACCGTACTGGTCGGCGTCGATGCCGTAAGGAGGGTCAGTGAGGATGACATCGACCGACTCTGGGGGGAGGGTCTTCATGAGTTCCAGGCAATCCCCGTGGATGACGCGGTGGGCGTCGGCTGTGAAGGTTAGGCCGACGGTTACGGCTAGGTCAGCGTTGCGCTTGGTGTCCTCCTTGCGCTTGAGGATCTTGAAAGCTTCGTCGGCGGACTTAGCCTTGGCGATGTCTGGGTCTCGGAGATGGCGGGAGACAATGAGTTCCTTGCGGGTGTCATCGTCGTTGCTGCCGGTCTCGCGGGAGATTTCTAGGGGGGTGGGCGGAGGTTCACCGCGCTTCTCGGCTTGGAGCTTGCGGAGTTCGTAGAGTTTGGAGGTAGCCTCGGCCTTCTCTTGCCAGGTGAGGTCCAAGCGACGGATGTTTTCCTCAAGTTCCATCTCGAATGCCGCAAGGGGGTCCATATCGCCCTGGAAAACGCAGGGGATTTTTCCTTCGGGGAATTCATGGGTGCCGCAGCGGACGGCTTGCCCAAAATTCCATACGTATATCATAGCCTTTATCCTGCGCTCCCCCGCAACAAGAACCAGGTGGTTCTGGTCGTCGAGGCGAACGACTGGGGGCTGGATTAGACCGTTCTGGGAGATCGAATCGGCGAGCTTGGAGATCTCCTCAGCGCGGAATTCGCGACGCTGGCGGTTCTCGGGGATGAAGAGTTCGTGAATGTCTACGACGTGGAGTTGCATTTACTTGCTCTCTAAGAAGGGGGCGGATCTATCGGGATCTCATTTAAACTGCGGGCCGTCACTCCACAGTCCCCAATGGTTACAAACGATTAGGCTTTTGCGACCGAATCAACCTGGTCGAAGATATCACCCTCGTAGGTACGGTGGGAGATCTTGACTTTGATTGTACGGCCCTGCATGGCCCGGAACGAGAAGGGCTGGCCGGCGGTATTCATCCCCAGAGCCTCGCGGTATCGACGGAGCTTGCCGTTCTTACCTTTGGCTATGTCGATGCCGCCGCTATCGGTCATGTCCAGCATGATGCCGTCGGTGAGCGTGACCTTGGTGGCTCCGATATTGACATCGGGATATGCACTGAGATCCAGCTCAATCGGAACGTCCATGACTACACCGGACTTGGAAGGATCGGCCTTCCCAACCCATTTGCGGGCTTTGACTTCTCCAATGATACCGACGAAATCACGACCAGCCGGGAGAGGTGCGCGCTTGACGGAGGGCTCGGTGATCGTGGCGTCGAGGAAGGATGAAGGATCGAAAGTACTCATGATTTTACCTACTTGGTGGTTGAATTACACAGAAATGGCTGAGGTCTTTGCTGTCTGTGTGGTCAGCAAATTAGGGGCGAAAGACCCGCCGCGGGACTTCCATTTAGCTATGATCGGCCCAAAGTCCTGGGAGATGCCGTCCGCGATGGGGAGGTTTCGGGCCTTAAGGTCGGCCTGGGGGTTGGCGGTGCTCCAGAGGAATTTGGTTCCTTCTCGGTAGGAAAGTATAACATCGCTGAACATTGGGGGGATCTTTGGGGCCAGCGCGCGGCCGAGGGTTGATACGGTAATTTTAACTCCTCCAAAAACCTGGTCAATTTCCCTCTCCACGTGTGCGGTGAGGACAAAGTGACAACGACAACCATCTGTGAGCTGTCGGATAAGTTTTTCAATCTGATCCTGAGCGATTCCCCAGTCGGCTTGAGACTTAACCGGCTTGCCTCCAACCACCAAAGAGAGGGCGATGGGGTTGATGCCGGTAAGTGAATCAATTGCGAGACAACGATCTGGTCCCCATGTGTCCACTGCTCCAAATGTTTTGCCAGTTCGATCATCAGGGAAGTCGGCGAGACTCCGGAGGAGTCCAACAAACTGGTTGTGTTTTGCACGGTTAGGGTCCTGCATCTTGTGGAGAGATTCCTGGCTCATCGTGTTGATCGTGTTTGCGCTGTCTGCGAGGGTGGTGAA